GTCATTGTCGGCTGTTCCGGGACGCAATTGAGTCTTTGTAAGGCGGATAGCAACAGGCTCAAGGCTAGGAGGCACAATCAACTTGCGACCACGAGCGAAGATTTTGTTACCAGCGATATCACGGAAGTTCTGACGGATTGAAGTCATGCCGTTAAGCAATGTAGCTTCGTTCAAGTCAGCTTGCGTTGTTGGTGTGTTAGCAATTGTGCCGCCGTCGATAGGATGGCTTGTTGAACAGAGAGCAACACCGTCACCGCCGATAGCAGGGTTGTATGTTTGAGCTGTGTTCAGCACGTTTGCTGCGTAGATTTCCTTGGTTTGATGGAAAGATTCAATCAAGCCCAAGTTAGTTGGTTTGAACTGTGCCTTATAAAGGTTATCGTCAATGGCTTTACGAGTGATCGCATAGCCCAAGCCGATTTCGTTATGTTCTTGGTTATAAACATAACGCTCGCCAGCAGCGTTGTCGAACTGGGTGTTGCCACCTTCAGTCTTCAACTGTGCAAGACCTAAATAACGCATTTCAGCTGTACGTTCCAACGCCATATTTGACTTGGTGATTTCAAACACCTTGTCATATTGCGAAGGAATCATCGCGTACTTACCTTCAACACCACGGAGACCGGGGAGGAGCAAGTCGCGGATCTGACTGAGATTAATAGCCATGTTCCATTACTCCTTAGATACCAGTGGTGGACTTGTAGTCCTGCCAGTTGAAGGTAACTATTACGTTGTTGTAGCCAGTTGTAGTATCGGTACCGTTTGCGCCGGGAGGTGCTGTGACGAGGCCGATAATGCGGAAAGGCAATGTTGCGGTTGTATTGATCGTTGTTTGATCAAGATACGCGCCCGACTGACCAGACAATGTGTTTGGTGTACCAAGAGCAAAGTTGGCGTTGTTATTGATGTTCGACAATCCAATAGCAGTTGTTGAACCGCCAGCTTGAACTTTGAACGTAGCTTGGGGATCTGTGATCACATAAGCTGTAACGTCACCTGTGGCACCGGAACCGGGCCATGAAGGAGACCAAACAACACGACCAAGGGCAGTATTGAGATATTCACAGCCAATAAAAATACCAGCAATTTGTGTGGTACCAGCTGTGGAACGTGTAACGTAACCTGTGTTTAAAGATGTTACAGGATCACCGGAATAGACCGCATTTGAATCACCATTGGCAATCAACCGTGTTGATTGACCAAGCGAACCTGTGCGCCCGTCCAAGAATCCCGCAAGTTGGAAACCAAAAGGCGCTTGAGTATTCGCCATAGGTTAGCTCCTGTCGGAAAGACATTAACAAAACAGCGCGTTTCATATTAGTCAGTCACTGAAGCCCACTACGGCGCGTAGCGGAATGCAAGTAAAGCTTTACCATCTAAATAATGGAAAAGCAATAGTGAAAAGAGGGGCATAGCCCCCCTTTTTTAATTATGAACGTGGAATTTCAACTGGGCTGTATTGTTTATTAATAGTTTTGCGGCCCTTTTCGTAGCCGTTGCCAATGTTCTGGCCCAATGCACGTTCTTTAATTTCAACAGCTTCACGAGCCGCCACAATTTCACGTTGTTTAGCAGCGTCTGAGATTTCTTTAGGGCGCTCCATAAGCATCATGCCTTTGCGGATAATGGCCCCCTTGGAACCAAGAGGCATCATTTCTGGATGGCGGGCACAATCCACGGGTTCCCAGCCGCCTTGAGCCAATTCAACCTCATATGTGGGGTCATTTTGACCAGCGATGGTATAACGCTTCCAGTTATAATCCCACCCATCTGGAATTACGCGGGGGTCAATGTAGAAATCGTCATGGAAAGACATATCAATTTCTTCATTGCTACGATTTCTGCGGATTTGTTCCGCCCGAAGTGCCGCATCACGAGGTGAACGGACTGTTGTACGGGGTGTTTCGGTTTGAGATGCTGACATTTCCTGTTCCTCAGCTGAATTTAAGAAAGATTTACCACGATTTGGGGTACGTTTTGAGTTATCCATGATTACCTCGTGCGAATATCGCCTTTGTTCATATAATAAAGAAGATTTGCGGCGTATTCTTCGTCGGTCATATCCATATCACGAGCTGTTGCGCGTTCTTCTGGGGTTAATGTAATAGTTGTTGTGTTTCCGGGGCGGATATTTGCAGTTTGAGTGCGGGAAACTGGAGCAGACGCGACAGCTGTGCGGGGTGTTTGGACACGCGCTGGTGGCTCATTAACAACAGGATCGGGTTGATTCCAAATTTTATTCTCAAGAAATGAAAAATATTCATTTGTATCAGGCTGAATGTCTTTTGCGACAGCTTCCCAATGGGCCGATGTCATGAGGGCATTAAGCTTTTTATCCGAAATAACCTCTGGATGTGAGCGAATCCAAGCTTGAGAAGGCGGAGAAAGTTGAGAAATACGATCCTCAAGCGGATCTTTTTGCATTGGAGTGATTTCTGGCTTCGGCGCTGGGGCACGAAGTTGATTTTCAATAGTTTCCTTGGCGTCATTAAGATAACTAAGCTTATTTTCAATTTGAGCCATCTGACGCTGAACTTTTGCGGCTAATTGAAATTCACCACGCTCTAAATGATTCGCGTAATCAATTTCAAGTTTTTCCGCATCACGCTCAAAACTGGCGATTGCATTAACAAAAGCCGTATGCTGTGAGTCCTGAGCTTGATTTTTATATGTGCTAATCTCCTGCTCACGTTGTTGAGCGAGCCGTTCCGCCTCATAACGAAGGCGTTTAGCTTCTTCAGCTTCTTTTTGTTTAAGTTCTAACTGTTTTTTCAGCAGATCAATACCATCATCAGCCGGTGATGAGGGCTCTTGATTAGGTTCAAGTGCTTGGGCGGGGTCCGCCCCAATATCAATTTCGGCGGTATTAGCAACCTCAGGTTGAGGTGATTCGACAACGATTTGTAATGGTTCTAAATTAGACATGGAATGATCCTTAAAATACTACGTCTGGTGATGGGATTGAAAGGCGAATTTGCGTATCCTGAAGGATCCTGCAATATGTGCCGTTAATTTCTAAGCTCCAGCCGTCCGATACACGGAACGCGATCCAGTCGCCCTCATTAACATTTTGACCATGGAAGGAAATTTTATCATCATCCACAAACGCTAATGGTCCTTTTTTAAGGACAAGGCCAACTTTGCCTTGGTACTCGTCTTCTTTACGAGTCGTGTCTGTGAGAAGAATGCCGCCCGCAGTTTGTTCGGGGCGCTTATACACAGCAACCAAAATCCAATTGCTGTAAACATTGATATCTTTGATATCGCCAACAGAATCTAAAAGATCTTTACGCGGATCTGCCGCGTGTTTCATTTTTAAAGCCATTTTGTACTTCCTATCTCGCTTTGTCTGTATTGCCGATCAATTTCTCATTGATCTCTTTCGCCCAGATAAGTGCGTCTTTGACGCCTTTGATATAACCTACTTGATATTTATACTCCTCTATTGTTTGGCAAGAACCGCTTGAAAGCATTTCGACGCGGTTCTCTATTTGTTCATTTAGCTCCTCCTGCAATCTGCGGTACAGGAGTAGATCTAATGTTACCATTATTAACCTTTAGGCAGGGGCCATTTGGTTTTCTGAATCCGCCCCAATCCGGACCCAGAACCATAATTTTTCTCCTGATACTTAGGCATGACGCGACCGCCAGCCTTACGCATAGGAGGCACAGGAGCGCCTACGCCCGGTGCCATCGCTGGCATCGCACCCACGCCCGGTCCAGCACCAGCTGGGCTAGGCATCCCGCCGGGAGGCGAAGCAGGAGGCATCCCTCCCGGACCACCCATTGGCGCACCTTTATTAGCTAATGCGGCGAGCATAGCTGGATTAATTGCTGGCTTTTGATCAGCTGGCATCATATTAATGACAATGTTTGTTTTGCCTTTAGCACGACCACCAGTGGCGCGTTTAATACGACCACCAGATTTTTGATTTTGAGGCATAGTGCGTTGATACTGTTGTTGTTCAGTATCAAACTTTTTAGCGTTCATTTCACGCTCTGCTTCACCCTTACCAAAATCGCGATAATAATCTTCCATAGTGCGATTTACGGCTGCGGGCTTAGATGATTTAATTGCAGGAGTTGGCGTATTATCTTGTTTTAAATAATTTCCAATTTCATCGCCATCTGGGCTAGAAGGTGCCAAAATATCTGGCACTTTATTCATTGGGCCGCCAAATGCTTTGTGGGCGCGTTTAATTTTACCACCGCGCTTTAATGGAGGGATAGTCTTATCATTATCCTCGTAAGGATATGACATACCTTTATTATATTCTCTGCCTTGTTTTAAATTCCAAGCATTACTTTCATCATTAGATGCTTTGATTTTGGGAT